ACTTCGGTCAAGGGCTTGATGGCCTGCGGCAGCGAGAACGGGTTAGTTTGGTCAAGCAACTTGCCCAGCCCTTTGAGCGTCTTGCCTGCCTTCTCATCGTTTGCTGCCATGCCGTAGATAGCCTCGGGCAGCGCTTTGAACAAGAAGCCCAGCTCAAACGGGATAGGCACACGCACTGGCTCAGAGACACCGGGGATGTACACAAACCAGTTGGCAAAACGCTCCTCTGGTTTGGCGCGTTTGTACGCCTCATCGTCTTCCATCACGGCGGCATACGCGAGCGTGCCCATCGCTAGAAGAGCGCCGCGTGCCATCATCTTCTCTTTGATCTTCAGCTTCTCACTGTGCGGCATGTCGCCCTTGTACGCCCGGTATATAACGTCCAGACCTTGAATCTGCGCGTTAAAGAACGGGATCATTATCGACAGCCAGTGCATACTGGGAGAGACGCCGCGCCGCCCGAAGTTCATTGACTCCAAAGTGCGGTTGAGCGCCTCTTGCTCAGACATGCCTTTGGCCAAAGAGTCTTTGTACACCACGATACGTGTGGCAGCGTCCGCCTGCATTGCAAGCGCATCGGCTTTAGCCAGCGTCTTGGCCCACAGCGACTTACCTGCCGAAATGTCTTTGATGAACTTGGCCGTATCGCGCTCATCGCCGCTGAACACGTTGCTGCTGATAGCGCCAGTTTCCATGAGCTTGCGCTCGGTTTCGTTGCGCCCAGCCACCATGCTGGCCATCTCTTTCATCGAAGACAGCACCGGCACTGCGTCAGTACCTGTGGTCATCCACGCATTCAATGGGTCACGAATCATCTGGCGTATGGCGTATGCGGGCACACGCGTAACAAACTTGCGCAAGATATCTG